GTCGTTTTTCTCTCTCCTCGTTCGGGTAACAACCCTCGGTAGGTGTTACAGATGACGCATCCACGGCTCCCAGGCATGGCCAGTCGCAGGCGATTGGGACGGATCCGCCGTGGTCTGGACGAAACGATCCGGGCGATGCGCGAAACCGGCCGGATCGAGGACATCGACGCCGCGCTCCTCGCGCTGGCCCGGGTGGCGGCCGACGAGCTCGACGCCGCCTGCGCGGATGTCGACGAGTCCCGCTACACGCGGGCGACGTTGATCGGCCGCTACGCCGGTGTGCTGGACACACTGGTGGGCCATGACACTGGCGTCGCCATCGACGAGCTCGCCGGCTTGTTCGCCGACGTGGGCGACCCCCCGCCGCCCTGACCGCCCGACCGTCGGCGCCGGCGTGGCCCGCGTCGCCCACCTCCTCGGCCGCCCGCTCGCACCGTGGCAACGCGACTGGGTCGACGTCGCCGGCGAGGTCCTCCCCGACGGCCGCCTCGCCTACTCGAGGGTCATCGGGATCGTCCCCCGCCGGGCCGGCAAGACGATCGTCGCTCTGGCCGAGGGCCTCGACGCCGGCCGCCGGGCCCGCCGCCGCCGGGCGTTCTACGCCAGCCACCGCCGGGAGACCGCCGCGGCGCTGTGGCGCGACGACTGGTTCCCGATAACTGAGGAGTCACCCCTCGCCCGTCACATGCAGTTACGGCGCGCCAACGGGTCCGAGGCGTTCACGTGGTCGGCGACCGGATCGACCCTGCGCCTCCTCCCACCCGACGGCGACGCCATGCGGTCCCTCGCCGCCAACCTCGCCATGGTCGACGAGGGCCGCGAGTTCACCGCCGGGCAGGGCGAAGCCATCGAGGCCGGCGCCCTCCCGACACTGGCCACCGGCGCCGGTGGCCAGTTCTGGGTGATGTCCTCGAGCGGCGACGCCAGCTCGGAATGGCTGATCCGCTGGCGGGACATCGGCCGGGGCGCCGTCGACGCCGGCCGCGACCGGGGCATCTGCTACCTCGAGTACGCCGCGCCGGCCGGCGCCGACCCCGACGACGAGGCCACCTGGTGGGCCGCGCACCCCGGCCTCGGCCACCACGTCCTCCTCGACGCCCTCCGCGCCGACCACGAGCTCATGGCCCCCGACGTGTTCGCCATGGAATACCTCGGCATCTGGCCCGAGACCCGCATCGACCGGGAGCTCGTCGACGCCTGGGCCCTCGCCGCCGACCCCACCTCGACGCTCGTCGGCTGGCCTGTGTTCGCCGTCGAGACCTCGGTGGAGCGCGACCGTACGGTGATCGTGGCCGCCGGCCGCACCGCCACCGGCGCCGTGACCGTGGAGCTCGTCGAGGACCGCCCACACGGCCCGTGGTTGGACGCCCGCCTCGCCCACCTCGTCGACACCCACCGTCCCCTCGCCGTCACCTGGGACGCCGCCGGGCCCGTCGCCGCCTCCCGGGTGATGCTCGAGGAGCTCGCCGCGCCCCCGGCCCCGCTCAACACCCGGGACGTGGCCGCCGCCAGCGGGTCGTGGAAGGACCGTGTCCTCGCCCGGGGCGTGACCCACCGCGACGACGACCGCCTCACCACCGCCGTGGCGGCCGCCCGGCAACGGAACGTGGGCGGGGCGTGGCTCTATGACCGCCGCGCCGCGGAGAGCCTCCCCATGGTCGCCGCCGTCCTCGCCGTCTGGACCCTCCTCGACGGAACCCGCGCCCCTCCCACTATCCGCTAGGTGTTCTCGTAACATCACGGTTACTTGCCCGGAACGGTGAGTTACACGACTGTCATTCGCAGTGCCGTCGCGACGCCGTCTCCGGACCCTTCCACCACCACCGGTACCGCCGGCACCGTCGCCGGGCGCGTCGCCCCCGCCGGAGGGGGTGGCGCCGCCGGCGGTCATGGCCGCCATTGCCGAGGTCATCGCCCAGCGCGCCGGCGACACGTTCGACCCCTACCAGCTCCCCGTCGTGGTCGCCGCCCGGGGCCTGCTGGCCGACACGATCGGCCAGCTCCCCCTCGTCACCATGCGCAACCGGCGCCCGTTGGATCCTCAGCCCGGTCTCACGGTGCGGCCCAACCGGGGTGAGTACCGGTGGCTCACGTTCCACCGGGCCACCAACCAGCTCACCCGCTACGGGTATTGCTGGTTCCTGGTCACCGACCGCGACGCGGCGGGCCGGGTGGCGGCGGTGCGGTGCCTCGACGCCGCGGATGCCACCGCCGACTTCGACCCCGTCACCGGCGAGTTGGACACCATTTGGCACAACGGGCTCGAGTACATCCCGGGCCTCGAAGCCCTGTGGTGTCCGCTCAACGTCGAGGCCCGCGCCAGCCTGGGCACCCCGCCGTTGACGCAGGCCGCCGGTGCCGTCGAGTTCCTGCAGGCCCTGTGGGCGATGGCCGGGTCGTTCTGGGAGACCGGCTACCCGAGCCTGGTGGTCGAGGTCGTGCACCGCCTCGCCCCCGGGCAGGCCCAGGAGATCAAGTCGCAGTTCGTCGACTCGATGGGCGGCCGGCACACCCCGGCCGTCGTCGACCAGGACGGCAAGATCAGCGCCATCGGCGCTTCGCCGCTTGAGTCGCAGTTGGTCGAGTCGATCGCGTGGGCGAACGCCGAGCTCGCCCGCGTGTTCCGCATGCCCCCGTCGCTGGTGAACGTCGCCGCCGGCGACAGCCTCACGTACAGCACGACCGAGGGTGAGTTCCGTCGGTGGCTTTCCACCGGCCTGGGCGCTTATCTAAGCCGGTTCGAGGCGGTGTTCAACGACCTCACCCCCGCCGGCCAGTCGACCCGGTTCGAGACCGCCGAGCTGGTCCGCTCCGACTTCGCCGCCCGCTACGCCGCCTACGCCACCGCCCTCGCCGGCGCCCCGTGGCTGGGCGTCGACGAGGTCCGCGACCTCGAGGGCCTCGACCCCATGCCCGCCGGCGCCGACCCCGCCCCGACCACGCCCCTCGTCGAGGGCGTCCCCGCCTAGGAGATCATCATGCACAGATCAGTAGTTACTGGAATCAGTAACCAGCCGCGGGCGCGGGCCCTCGCCGAGGCCCCGGTGCGCGGTGTGCACGCCCGCCGCCAGTCGGGCCCGGTCACCGTCTCCGACGCCGGCGAGCTCGAAGTGCGCCTCGTCCCCTGGGACACCCCCGCCACCGTCTCCGACGACGGCCGGTCCCGCTACCAGGAGTCCTTCGCCCGCTCCGGCCTGTCGGCGCCGACCGGGATAGTTATCCCGGTCTACGCCGGCCACGCCTACACGCCCGACGGCGAGCTCGCCCGCGGGCCGCTCGTCGGCCGGGTCGACGACGTCGAGGACCGCGACGACGGGCTCTACGGCCGGGTCGTGCTGGCCGCCACCCCGGCCGCGGCCGAGCTGCGCGAGCTGGCCCGCACCGTCGGCGCCACCGTCTCCGTCGAGTTCGCCGACGACGCCGCCCCCCGCAACGGTGCCGTGATCCGCACCGCGGCGGTCGCCACCGGCCTCGCCGTCATGACCGCCCCCCACCGCGGCAGCTACGACGGCGCCGAGGTCCTCTCCGTCCGCGCCGCCCCCGACCCGCTCCCCGGCGAGGACGACGACGAGGACGACGACGACCAGGGCGACGACGACGGCCCGGGCGACCCGGCGTCACCGCCGCCGGTCGAGGGCGCCGAGGCCGTCGGGCGCGCCGCGATCCAACGCGAGGTGCGCCGGATCCTCGGCCGGGGCGCCCGCCGGGTCGCGCCGCATCCCCTCGCCCGCTTCGACTCCGCCTACGACTTCCACGCCGCCGCCCGGCTGAGCGCGGACGACGAGCTCCCCCGCCTGTTCGCCCGGGCCTACGCCGACCACCAGGCCAACCGCGGCCGGGCCCTCGTCGATCAGATCACCACCGACAACGCCGCCATCATCCAGCCGGGCTGGTTGACCGAGGTGTTCGGGATCATCGACATGGGCCGGCCCGTGATCACCGCCATCGGCGCCCGGCCGCTCCCCCCGTCCGGGATGGAGATCGACTGGCCCTACTTCGACGGTGACCTGCACGCCCTCGTCGGCCCCCAGGTCGCCGAGAAGACCGAGGTCGTCTCCGTCAAGGTGTCGCTGAAGAAGGCCTCCTCGGCGCTGACGACCTACGCCGGCG